ATCAACTTGTTCTACTTCTTCTTTTAAGCTACCAGCTAAAAGCTTTTTAGCCTTTTCATGATCTCTTTGACCAACAATAATATGATGTCCAGCGCCTGCACCTTGTTGTGCAAAAATACCAGCTTTTTTCAATTTACTGATATGCTTATCGTTATCGTCCATGTTATTAGCTGTTGTTTTAATAACAGCATCGCCACGGCCTTCATCTACTTGCTCAGCAGCTTCTTTGTTTAATAACTTAAAATCGTGCTTATCGATTTTACCGTTCTTATTTTTATCAATCTTGTGCTGATCGCCTTTAAGTTCTTCTTTAACACCTTTTTCATTTTTAGATGCCCAGATTGCTTTGCGTTGTGCATCAGAAGCAAAACCTTCATTCTTCTTAGCTCTAATCATAGCCAAGTCTTCGCCATCAATCTTATTATTCTTATTGTGGTCAATTTTCTTTTGTTTAGGAGAAAGTGCTTCATCCATATCATCAGCGTAACCCATGTTCATGTAGTCCATCTGATTTTGTCCTTGCATATACGAATACAAGGTTTTCATTTCTGAATGTGTAGCAGCTAATTTATTTTGGAACCACTCTTCTGGGTCGCTATTAAGCTTTAGCATACCAGAAATTTCTTCAGCAGCATAGCAAATAAATGCTAGTTGATTCATCATCATTGGAATTTCTTCTTGAGGCTGTTCTGTTAGATCTGTAGATTCTCTCATTAATGCACTATGCGCATCTTGCTTTTGCTTTAAAGATTTTTTAGCCATAGCTAATTTCATATTAGCTTCGTCATCTTTTGGTGCTAAAGGTTTTAATTTTTCGATTCGTTTTTCTAAATTTGAAATTTCTGTTTCAAGTTTAAAAGCAGCATCAGAGTTTTTAACCTTCATCTCTTCAAGATCAACAGATTCATATGCAAGATCGTAATTAGCATCGCCTTCTTGGTCTGCTTTATTCTTTGCTTTTGGCTTAGTGCCTTTAAACTGTGTCTCAGGAGCAACTGGGTGATTCTTCACCTCAACCTTGTGCTGAGCTTTAAAAGCTTTTTCTTCTGCTGGTTCTGGTTGCGCAACTTCTGCCATCATTGCTTTAAAGGACTTCATCGGGAATCTCCTGGGTTTAATTTGATTTGATTATATTTATCCATTTATAATCTTTGTATTTTTTCGGGTAGTACTACTTTGTAATTGCGCTGGCGGAATTGCTGATGGTGCAGCAACTGGGGCTGATGCTTGTGGTGGAGCAGCATCAGCTTCTTCTTCGTCAGGATCTTCTATTGGGCCTTCTTTGGCCATCTCTTTATCCATATCTTTTACTTCTTCATCTGACATGCGAAGAACATTTTTACGAATCCATGCTTTAGAATAATATGTGCCAATATGATCTTGAACTTGCTGAAGAGTAGAAAGTCTCTCTCGCATAATTTCTGCTTCTTTTAATTCTTCAAAATAGTTATCTTTAATGAAGTCAAAGCGTAAATCATTTTTAATCTCAGCAAATTCTTCAGGTGTCATTATACCTTTAAGAATAACTTGCTTTTCTAATAGTTGGTTAAAAATAGATGCAAATCGTGTTCTTAAACGCTTAATAAACTTACCGAATTTTAATTCGTCTCGAGTGATTTCTGAAACACGACCAAACGAATACATTGTTTCTGGTTCTAAACGAGATAAAGGAACTTTAAGTGATTTGTAAAGTTTTCGTTGGAAGTATTGCATGTTACTGTCATCAGTTAAACCTGCTGCACTACCACCTGCTAGAGTATCAACTTCTGTAGTTCTTTCCCCGCCTCTACGTGGGAACCAAAAGTCTTCTGTCATTGTCATCATTTTACGAGCATCAGATATTTCGCCAGTTGCAGAATTATATTGCAACTTATTCTTGTGGCGAGTCATCATGTCTCTTAGATACTGCTCAGCTTTCGACTTAGGAAGATTACCAACGTCAATATAGAAAATTCTTCTTTCAGGAGCTCGTGTAAGAGTATAAATGATTGTAGCATCTTCAAGCATCCTTAACTGGTTGATTGGCTTAATAGCTGGATGCAAATGAGAAAGAACAAGTGAGTTGTTTTCGCTCATAATACCTGATGTTACACGAGCAATAGAGTCTTTTGCAATCCTATATCCTTGAACACCTTGCGATACGCTAGTTGAATTATCTGTGCCAAAACCGTTTTCTGAATACATGTAGTATTCGTTTTTGATTTTTTTAATTGGCATGCCAGAATGTGGATCTTTTTCTCTCTTATCCATTTCACGAATAAGTTTGATTTTACGAGGATCTACATATCTTAGTTCTTGAATACCATCTTTGATATTGTCATTATCAATAATAACATGATAGTTTAATCTACCATCAACATAAAATTTACTAAAAATATCGTAAGCTGCATTAGAAAAATCCATTAAAGAAAGTACTTCTTGAAATTCTTCGGTAAGCTTATCTTTAACTTTGTCTGGTAAATCTACATCATCTAAAACCAATTCAACAACGTCTTCATCTAAGTCTACGCTAATTGCTTCGTTTACAATTTCGTCTACAGCTTGGTTAATTTCAGGCTGCATCGCTAAACCGCGATATTTGGTTACTAATTCAGATTCTGTTTTAGCAGTACCTTCCATATCAAGAATGGTACTATAAAACCCGCCCATAGCAGTGCCAACGGTAATAGCACCGTCGTCATTTTGGGGCTCGGCAAAAGAAACCGGCGCTGTGCCGGTGTCTTCGTCGTCTTCTCTTTTTATTTCAAAGCCAAATATCTTCACTTTATTTCCTCATATTATATAATTACGTAGTTGGAATGCCGGTAGCGCCTTCAACTTTCCATAAATCGTACTGGAATGTAATATTAAATTCTTCAATTGCGTCTGTTTGAGACCAATCCAATTGAATACCATCAACAGAAATTGGGAACATACCTTCGAAAACGTATGTACGCAGTGGTGAACCATCTTTACTATATTGAGTAACTTGTCCGGTAGACTTGTACTGTTGAGGTAAACCTCTTGAGTTAGAGTCATGTGAGTTGATGAAGTTCATCCACTCTTCCATAGAGTTGCGAATAGCAAAATCTTCGTCGTTGATAACGGTTACTGTCCAATCTGCAAATGTTCTATCACCAGCATACTTGACCTGGCGCCCAAAATAAGGCACCACGTATTGACCAAGTGTTGACTCTGGAATGCCAGCTGCTCTAATCATAAATGGAATTTTGATATCAGCAGCTGGATTAACAGGGTTAGTGATTTGACATTGGAAGAGTGTAGGACGTGCACCGCCACCTACAAGTTCTGACTTGAACTGGTTGATGTTAAATGCCATATGTCTATCTCCTATTTAAATCTATTTATTAAGTAAGTTGGCCAACAATTTCATCAAATTCTACACCTGTTCTAGTTGCTACGAATGTAAGTTCGATAACATTAATAGAACGAGCAGGTTTGATAAAGATGCTTGCACGGAACTTGTTTTGGTCGATGATTTCTGGTGTATTAACAGAAGCGTCAGAAACGACTCTAAAGTCAATAATACCACGACGACCTTGAATATCGCGAAGGAACGGATCTACAATATTCTTGAATTGCGTCTGAGAAAATTCATCATTAAATTCAAATAAGAAACTTTCAGCTGCTGTAGCAATTGATTTTTCAACCGCAATAAACAGTCTACGAACATTAATGCGATCAAATGCGCTTGCAAGACCAAGCATTGTTTTATCGCCAAATAGAACAATACCACGGCCAGTTTGTGACATAACTGGGTTAACGTCTGCGCTGTATAGTACATCTCTTTGTGGCTTGCTTGGATTAAAAGCTAGCTTAACAATGTTTTTGATGATACCTTTTCTATAGCCAGCTGGTGATTCCCAAGCTTCAACTCTTGAAGAAAGACCTGCCATATCGCCGTTTAGAGGAGTCCAACGATACTTATCATTGTATTTGTCATAACGGTACTTATAACCGCTATCCATAAATGCATATGATGAGTTCTGGATCTTGTTGCGATATGCAATAGCGTTATCCATCTTAGTATTAGTCTTAAGCTCGTCAACAACAGCTTCTTTAGAAGGTGATAAGAAAGCTACGCAATCTCTTCTGTAGTCTACAACGTTTGAAACAATGTAGTTTGCTCTAACACCAGCATCATCGCCTTTACCTTGAAGAACAAAAGAAATATCAATTTCGTTTGTATTCTTTAAAGTATCCCAAGCGAATGCTAAAGAGCTTAGAGTTGCATTACTTTCTGTTGATGTGTCTGTTCCGCCGTCCATTCTTTCATACACGTTTTCTTGCGAAGTTGCTGCCCCAATTACTGTAGTATTAGCAACTTTAATCCATGAAGACATGTTGTCAATAACTGTTGCGTAGTAATTAGTTGCGCCTTGCGGAGTTGTTGCATTATTAGCAGTAGATAAGTTTTCAAATCTTTCAAGCACAGCGTTTGGAGTACCACTAATTAAACCGTCTTTATCGATAACAGCTACGTGTACATAATTTGTGTTTGGTGCTTTACCAAATACTGAACCATATTGCCATTTTTTAACAACAGATAAATTGTTTAGATTAGATTCTGCTAACGTATATCTGCTGCTAAACGAAATAGATTGTGTAAAACCAACCGTAGCAGTTATTGCAGTATTACCAGTACCAAAAGTTTGTTGAATGTTAGTAACAGACGCTGCTGTAACAACCAATTCTTGGAAGCCAACACTTGAGTTGCCAACAACCATAACGTCACCGGCAGTGATAGTCGGAATACTAACGTTGTTTGCAACTTCAAAAGAAACCGTATTAGCATTAAATGCTATAGTTTGAGTAACTGATGTGTTTGCAATAGCGTTAGGTGGAATAGTACCGACTGCAGCAATTTCTTTAGAAAAAGCGTCTTTTGTAGACCAAGCAACTTCAATAGAGTTACCTAATGCGCCTGGATATTTTGCATCAAAAGCACCATAAACACTACTTCCCGGAATAACTTCATTATTACCATTAAGAACAAGTGATGTACCTGAAGCAGTTTCAGAACCGTCGTCAGCACGAACTACATAAACCGCGTTTGAGTACGAAAGATAATCTGCCGCAGTAAAAAATGTCTCATAGTTTGTGTCTGTTGGTTTACCAAAGCGGTCTACTAGATCATTTTCTGACGTAATCAGAATAGGATCGTTAGTTGGACCCCATTTAAAAATTCCCGCGATTGCTGCTGGTGGAGTTGCAAAGCCAGAAACTGACTGACTTGCGTCCACTTCGCGAACAATAACGGAAGGACTTACGGAAAAAGCCATGTTTTTCTCCTTTATTGAATTAGAAACACGTGTTTAATTTATTATTACTGTTTCTATTTATAAATTTATCGATTTGCTTGAGTGAGCCGTCATAATACAAGACCGTCGTTCTCATAGAAAACGTCACCGTCATCTATAAATCCAAATGGTAACATATCTTCTTCAATTTGCTCGTCTGTTTTTTCTCTTAACTTGATTAATGTGTTTATGTCTGTCATGTCCTTAAAGTATGCTTGCTCTGTCATCCAAGAAAATAACACTAGATTCATAACTAGGTCATCATGAAAACCTGGTTCTGCCTCAAATGAGTTTGCTTTTTTAGAAAACCTACTCAATTCTTGTATAGTATCATAGTCTCTTATGAGTAATTGGTTTTGCTCAACCAGCATTTTAAGCATAGAACACCCAGTACCTTTTACAGTTTTTGTTGTTCTAATACCATTTTCTACGTTTTTACCAAAACCGGCACTAAGTACTTTTCCGCTTCGACCTGAGTTTTGCGTATAAAGTAAATTCTCATAACCATAGTCTATATGCAATACGTCTACAACTTGACCACCAATATCGTTAATTTCAACTAGCAATCCGGCGGTATTGTAAACCATTCCAATTCTATTTAATACAGAAGCAAAATCAATAGGTCCTATGTAATTATCTCTAAAAACAGCAACTTGTCGATAAGGCATTTCCGTAATGTTAAAAACTGTAAACGTTGAATAGTCTAATCCTTTTCCTCTAGCAACGTCAGCAGTAATTACGTATTGTTGATTTTTTTCGGGTCTTTCGTATTGAATTAAACCTTCGCTTTTCATTATAGGTCTATCAGGATAAAGTTCTTTTAACTTTGAACCGCTGATAAGTGTACCAGACGATCCAAGGAATTCGCAACAATATTCTTGATTGAACTTATCTTCGTCATGATCGAGTGATTCAATAGTTTCTTTTTTCCACGCTTCTCCTCTGCCAGGTACATCATACCACATAACTTTAACGAATTGATATCCGTTTGTACCTTCTTCTGCGCCTTTACATGTTTTCCAAAAGTGGTTTAAACCGTTGGGTGTAGAGGTCATCAGAAGCTTTGTAGACTCACCAGACGAAATGGTTGGGTATACAGAGGCAAAGAACTCGTCGTATCCCTCAATGAACGCCACCTCATCTAGATATA